TAAAGGAGTACGGTGTTCGATGGGGTTGAACCATGTAAAGGAGGCGATTTCGCCATGGCGTCGAGGATTCGCATCGAGGTCACCGAGGAAGACATCCAGCGCGCCGAACGCAATAGCTCCATGCGCTGTGTGATCGCCCGAGCGATTGCCCGAACGTTCCCGCATGCGCACAACATTGGTGTCGACGTGCAGACGCTTCGCTGGTCGGATGACGACGGGCGTCATATGTATCTCACGCCCGATGCGGCGGCTGGGTACGTGGTCGCGTTCGACGCGGGTGATCCCATCCATCCCTTCGGCTTTTCCTTGAATGAATCCCGGCGTGTGCCGGTCAGCACCCGCAAGACTAACGAAGCGGGGAGAGCACGAGCCGCCGCAGCTCAGCGGGTACTTCGTCAACGCCGCAACCTCGCCGAGGCACAGAGCGACACCCAACGCAGCGATGCCCGCGATGCGCTCGCTCAGGCCGAAGCAGACCAAGCCGCGGTGATGGCCGAATATGCCGGTCAGGCAAGCACAACCACGACGGAGCGCGGCAGACGCCCACCCAGGTTGGCGTATAAGACGAATAGACGCGCTTATGGCGGACGAATGTTGCGAATCAATCAAGAATTGCAGCGTTTGAGGGAAGCGGCCGGGGAAGCCCCGTCGCATCTGTAGGTGCAGACACCAGTAGTTCACTATCGCCTCGGACCCGCACTGCTCGCCTGCCGAACGCCCGGAGCCAGCCCGCATACTCATTTTGTCGCGTCCGAAAGCCGTGCAGACGTGACCTGTAAAGCGTGCCTGCGCGTCACTGAGGGCACGCTCGCTCGCCTCAGGACAGCCGTGAATGACGCCATCTCACACGCCGGAGCCCGATCATGAGTGGTCGCATGTCAGCCCTCGCTTGGGTGCTGGGCATGGAATGGGACGAATCGCTGGACACCTGAGATCCTCTTATTGCAACTTGAAGGAGCCGGCTCCGACGGACTGGGTGGCGTACTTCGGCAGGCTCTGCTGGAACAGCGCCTTGGCGTCGTCCTGGGTGTAGCCCTGCGATTCCCACGTGCCCAAAAGCATCTGCTGTTGTGAAGGGGTCAGGTTGTTCCACGTTTGCGGCGCCATCTGATTGGGCGCCACCAGCGCGTTCTGGAATGCCTGCGTCTGGGCCGCGTTGCCGCCCATCGACGGCTGCGTGACATCCGGCGTGCCACCGGTCCCGGTCGCGCCGCCGGTCAGCATGGCATAGTTCTGCTGGGACTGGTCCGGCTGCGCTCCAAAGGCACCGCCGGTCGCCGAGCCGAGGAAGTTCTGCATGTTGACGGCTTGCGGGGCGACGCCGGTCGTCGCGCCACCACCCGGCACGTATTGGCCAGCTGCCGCAGCAGCGAGTTGCTGGAGTCCTTGTGGGGCAGCTCCAAGAACCTTCTGGTACTGGATCCAGTCCGCCGGTCCTCGCAAGCCGGCCATCATCGTCAGGTAGTTCTGACCGGCCGTCTGCTGCGCCTGCCACTGCGCGAGGGCCTGCTTCTGCGCATCCAGCCACTGCTGGTAGTTCTGCTGCTGCTGGGCCATGGTGGTCTGCCCAGCGGTGGGAGTCGCGCCTGGCGCGTAGTACTGGCCGTACATCTGTGCCAGTGCCTGCTGCTGGTTGAAGCCCTTCTGCTGCGCGCCCAGCGTCTGCTGCCCGGCTGTTGGCACGCCCCAGGTGCCGAACAGATTGGCGTAGGACTGCATCGCCGGGATCGTCGGCGCGCCCTGGTACATGCCCGTCAGTCCGGCTGCCGAGATCGCCTGGTTGAACGCCTCGGTGGCCTTGTCGAAGGCGAGGCGATCGTTGTTGTACTGCAGCATGCCCTGGTTGTAGGCAGCCTGCGCCGCGTTCTGGGCACCCTGCAGCAGCAGCGAGTTCTGCTGGTAGTTGGCGAAGTCGCCGCTGTACGGATTGCTCGGCGAGCTCGGGCTACTCGGACTGCTCGGCGAACTCGGGTTGCCACCTCCACCGGAAGCGGTCTGGTTGTAGACACTCACCGGATCGCCGTTGCCGCCCCAGCCGGCGGCCTGCAGCTCCTGGGTGATTTGCGTCCCGGTCTTGGCGCCGTTCGGCGTCTGGTAGACGTCGTCGCCGTACTGGTTCTGGCCAATCGGATCAGCCATGCATCACTCTCCTGGCCCCACGATCGGGGTGATGTTCTCGCGGGGTGCGGTCAGGGCGCCGCGCGGAACGAACGGGGCCGGCACCGGCGACGGCGCGGCAGCCGGGGTGGCCTGGGTGACCGGCGCACCGGGCATGCCTGGCGGTGTCGGCAACTTCAGGAACGGATAGGCCTTGATCACCGCGCGGTAGACCTGCGTGAACTGCTCGGGTCCCATGCGCTGGATTTGCGCCTGCCGGCCGGCCAGGTTGGGCGTCCCGTCGGGATTGAACAGTTGGTTGCGGTAGTACTCGAGTTTCTGCGTCTCGGACAGCGGCGCGGCAAACGGCGCCACACCCTGGGGCGCCATGCCGACGGCGAGCAGCGTCGAGGTCTGGTCCAGCCACACCGCCAGGTCAGTCGCGACGGCGTCCAACATATTTTGCTCTGGCATCTAGCGACCTCCTGCACCCGGACCGAGCGGCAGCGCATTCGCTGGCGGGCCCGGTACGCCGCCGGGGCCACCCGGAATCCCGCCGGGTGGCATGCCGGGCCCGCCACCACCTGGGGGCGGTGGGGCGAGCGGGAGACCCGCGCCTGGGGAGGGCACCGGGTTCGGGGGCATGCCGCCGACGGGGGCACCCGGCGGAGTTCCAGGAGTCCCCGGAACGCCCGTCGGTGGCGCCACGGCACGTCCAGGCGGCATGCCCGCCAGCTCAGCCGGGGAGACACCGCTGGCTGCCTGCTTCTGCGCCTGGATCGTGCCGAGCTTTTGGAAGACCTGGTTCTTGAGCTCCTGCTGCATCTCGGGCGACTGCTTCAGGTCATGCAGCAACCACGAGTGTTCGACCTCGTCGGCGTTGCCGCCCGCGTCGGTCACCGCGTCCTCGTACGTGATGAGCTTCAACTGCATCTTCTCGCCGATGGCGCGGATCTCGATGATCTCGTTGCTCGGCGTCGACGGGCTCAGACGGATGGTGTAGCGGTGGATGCCGTTCAGGTCATCCGGGCCGATGCTCAGCCAGGTGCCTTTGATCTGGCCCGCACCGCGCTTGCCGGGTCGACCCTGCTCTTCGCCCCAGGCGTAGACGTTCTCGCTGATGCGGTTTTCGATCAGCCACGACTCGAAGCCGGTCCGCTCAGCGAGCGCCACCTCGGCATTGGCCACGATCGGGTTGAACGCCAGACCCGCCAGGTACGCGGCCTGGTTCAGCGCGTAGCCCGAGGTGTCGGCGCCAACGGCGCCCGAGAATGCCGCGGGCATGGCCCGCTCGATCAACTGCTGGATGTCCTGCAGGATCTCACCGAGATCGGCACCGGACCGCGGCTGATCGATCGGGGAGATGTCGAACGGGTACAACTTGCCTGGCTGGATGACCTGCGCCGCGGCGGCCTCGCTCCCGTCATTGCCGTACGGTGTCTGCGGCAGTCCGGGGATCTGGCCCGGCGCCTGGGTCTGCTTGAACGCCGGGAAGCCCGTCCAGTACGCCGCGTTGGTCTTCTGCGTCAGCAGCGAATCGAGCGTCTTGAACAACTGCAGGTAGCCGAAGAGCACTCCCAGCCCGGCGTACTCGGGCAGGCGTGAGCCGGTGGTGATCCCCAGGGCGTGGAAGTACGGGCCGCGCAGGGTGTGCAGGTACGGGTCGCCGTAGCTGTGCTGGGTGACGCGGCACAGCGTCGAGCGGCTGTTGCTGTTGGTGCTGCGGGCGATCTGATTGGGCCCCTGCAGGCAGATGATTTGCTTCTCGTCGTCCCACGCTTCGATGCAGCGCAGGGTGTAGGTGCCGGCCGAGCGCATGGTGCGCGTCCATTCGGTGCGGGCAAGCCCCGCGGCGCGCGGATCGACGCCGCTCCACGTCTCGGGCGGGACCACGTTGCCGGCCCGATCGAGGCCGGCGCCGAAGCGCTCGAGTGCCTCGACGTAGGGCACCTCTTTGACCTCGACGACGGCGGTCAGCCCGTTTTCGTTCTTGGTGTAGTAGTACGTCTCGGGCGGCACGTCGGTGGTGGCGATGGGGTACGGCAGCCCGAGCTTGAGGTTTTCGGTGTGCTTGTCGTACGCGATGTCGTGCGCGTGCTGGTCGAAGCCGTCCTGGACGAGCTGCTTGGAGTACTGCTCGGCATCCTCGGCGTAGGTGTTCCACGCCTGCGACTGGCGCTCGCACGTCTTGAGGATGGCCTCGCCCTTGGCCGCGAGCGACCACATGAACAGACGGAACAACTGGCGGCGCGCCTCCTGCTCCTGTCGGTTCCAGGCCGCCTCGAAAAAGCGCTCGCGGTGGGTGGAGTTCTGCTGGTAGGTGTCGCCGAAGCCGATGGGCCGGAAACTGATCGCCGGCGCGTTCACCGACAGTGCCGCGGCCACCTTCTGGACGATGTTCAGGGCTAAATTGGCCCGCACCTCGGCGGCGGTCTTGCGGTACGCCTCGGGGATTTCGACCGGCTCCTCGTTGAACAGCGTGGCGTTGATGTCCCTGTACAGGGCGTCGCGGGCACGGAAGTCGGTCTGGAGTTGCTGGGCCAACTCCATCGTCACCCGTTCGGCGGTCTCTTCGGCGGAGGCACCCTTGGCCCACGGGGCTGGCTTGGTGCGAGTGAGTGTGGCCATCGCTCAGGACTCCATCAAATCAGCCGAACATCAGGCTCTTGACCTCGTTGGACGGGGTGTTCTGGGCCTCAGCGCACAGCCCGTAGCGGAGCGCATCGACCTCGTCATCGGGGGTACGCGTGCTGCCGATCTTGTCGGCCACGTCCTCGGGGTCGAGTGGGTCGCGCACCATGGCCGGCAGATTGCGCACGAGCTGCGGGCAGCGCTGGTGCATGATCTTCAGCCGCGGCAGGTCCTCGAGCTCGACCTTGCGCTGCTCGGCCACATCGGCCCCCCACGCCAGGGCGCGTCGCATGATGGCCCAGCCCTGCTTGCGCGAGTTGAAGCCGGCGACGATGTTCGGCACGCCGTTCTGGGCGTACACGTGGGCGATGCTGGGTCGCTGCTGCTCGCCGCGGTTGTTGAACATGGACGGGTCAAGCACGACCTGAGCGATGCGCTCGTCGCCCGAACGCGCGACGATCAGCCGCGCCTGCTGCTCGTCGCGCAGCCCGGCGACGCTCAACTCGCGGTACGCGTAGATGTGACCGCCCGGCCGCTCACGAGCCAGCCACAGGGCAACCCATGGGTGAGCGAACCCGTAGTCGACGCAGACCCATTTGACCCAGTCCTCGGGGATGGCAACGGCATCGACCAGGTGCTGACGAGGATCGAACTCGGTAAAGAACATACCCTCGGCGGCCACCCGCAGACCAAGCAGCAAGCGGTCGCGGAGGTAGCCAGTGAGGGCTTCGAGGGGAGCCAGTCGCTCGGGGGTAACGGTCGGGTTGTCGGCATGTGTGACCTTCAAGAAGCGCGCAACTCCCGCAGTTTCGCGTTCGTACAGCCACCAGTTGGGCTCCCGCGGGTTCAAATCGGCGATCAGTTGTTGGTACGGCATGGTCGCGCCGCGGCCGGTGACGCGCGTGGTAAGCAATTCGTAATCGTTCCTGGCGACCTCGGAGACCTCCTGGATGTAGATCAGGTCGCCCTCGAACGACTTCAGCCGCTCTGGGTCGTCCAGCCCGAAGAGGTAGATCTTCGAGCCGTTGGTGTAGCGATACTCCTCGGAGTTCCAGAGCTTGAATGCCCCCGGCGGGGCCACGTACCGCTCGAAGGTGGCCATCGCCGTCGCCGTGAGGCTCTTCCGCGTCTGGCGAACGATCGCCGCGCGGGCGCCGGGGTACTTGAGCATCGCCAGGTTGAGCTTTTCTAAACACGCCCGCGACTTGCCGCAGTCCGCCGGCCCCTCGAGCACCACCTCGCGCTCACGGGCCTTGAAGAGCTCGAGGTTGGCGCCGAAGGGCCGGTAGGGTCGGGCGTCCTCGTCGAAGTGCGTCGGCGTGGTGATCCGCTCGACGACCAGCTCGGACCTGACCGTCGGCACCGCTACACCTCAGCCCACGCCTGCATGTCGACAGCTTTGACGATGCTGGTCTGGGTGATGGCGATCTTCTCGCCGTAGACCTCCGGCTTGAGGCTCGAGAGCAGTTTGATCAGCGCGGCGTCAGACGGCCGCCACTCGTGCACCTCCTCGATGAGCTGGCCCGCGCGGTACACCTTGCGCACGAACTGACCTCCAGTCCGCGCCCGCTCGATGGCCGTCGCCTCGAGGTTTTCCACCAGCTCGGCGCGGGCCTGGTTGTACTGCAGGCTGAACTGCTCGTCGTGCTCGAGCCACTTCTGGACCGTGAGCCGCGTGACGGCCGCGGCGTCAGCAGCGGCGTTCAGATCCCCGCTGACCTTGAAGGCGCCCAGGAACACGTCTTTGGCGCTCTGGACGCTGACGGGTTTGCGCGCCTTCTTGACGTACTTGCGTTTCGAGCGTTCATCCTGGACAACAGCCGCTCCCGCTCCCAGGCCTGCTCCGACGCGAATCGGCTCCGTTTGATCCAGGGGGTGGGTATCTCTGTGGCGAGTGATCGCCATGCGGTGCAGCCCCGTCTCTCGAGCGATGGCCAGGAGGTTGGGCTTCCCGCGCAGTTGCTCGTTGATCCACGCCAGCCGCTGGTGCCCACACACCGTGCAGCGCCGATGCACGGCCCCACTTTAGCGCCTATTGGTCAATTGCGGTCACTTTCCGGCCGCTTTGAATGGCACGAATGAGAGCTTGACCTCGAATTTTTCGCGTCCGGAGCAGAGCAGTGGGAGCGGGAGCGTTGAATCGGGGGGCATGTCCCACACCCCTGGTGGCGTTGCTTGGGTGGTGTGGCGCGGGCAGCAGCAGCATGCGCAGCAGCTCCTGGTCGCGGAGCTGCTCTAGCGTGCGCTCACGCGCGCATCCTCACAGCTGTGAGCGCTCAATGGATGCGCCGGGATGAGCGAAAGTTCACCCCGATTTCATAAACACTGCTTGAAGACATACCATAATGGTGTATAAAGAGATTGCTCGACGGGGAGGTCCCGCCGGAGCACACAGGAGAGTCACCAGAATGTCCACTCGCAAGTCAATCAAGTGTGTTGATTGCAAGCATCGCGTCGACGCCGGCGCAATGGAACCGGAGGACGCGTGCCCTCGCTACTCCGGCACGTCGGATAGCAACGGTTATCTGTACTGCACAAACTGTGGCCATGGGGAGCACGTTCACCCATGACGCGCCACTACATTCCCAAAATGTACGTGCCGGGCACGACATGTCTGCTGCTCACCGGCACGACGAAAATGCCGTCCGCGTCCTGGAGTCTGCCGGCGCGTGAAGCATGCCCGTACGCGCTCAACGGACACGGCGCAATCTGCAGTGTCTGCTATGCGGACAAAGCTGCGTACACGTTGTATCCCAACGTCAAGCGCGCGCAACGGGCCCGGTTCGCGTGGGTCCGTGAGTGCCTGAAGACTGAGGAGGGTACGGACACGTTCGTACGCACCATGGTCGAGGCTATCCATCGCGCATCGCGCAACAACGGCTACTTCCGGGTGCACGACTCGGGCGACTTATTCTCGCCCGCCTATACATGGGCATGGGTCCGCATTGTCCAGGCGTTGCCGGAGATCAAGTTCTGGTTTCCCACGCGTTCGTGGCGGCCGCTGACCATGTCGAAAATCTCGCCAGCCACGAAAGTGGCGTGGGAATTGGCACTGTTGGCATTGTCGGCCGAACCCAACGTCACGGTGCGCCCGTCCGCATTGTTTCTCAACGCGCCGGCGCCGCGCATTCCGGGTCTGTCCGCCGGCAGTACTGCTGCGGATGACGGAAGCTTCACGTGCCCGGCGTCGAAGCAGAACAACGAATGTCGCGAGTGTCGCGCCTGTTGGGACGCGCCCGAGACACCAATTTCGTATCGGGCCCACTAACGGGCCCCGTTGAGAGGAGAGTCACCATGGAACAACTAGTGCGCGAACTTGTCACAGCGCTCGAGCAAGCTGACTTGTATTTGAATTCCTACGATACGTCGGCGCCGTCGCGCATCAAGGCAGAGACACGCGCGGCGGTCGAGTCCGCGATCGGACTTGCCAAAGCGTCGGTACCGGCCGCGGTGTTGAATCCGCAACCGGTTGCGGCCGCGGACTTGTCGCGGATTCTGGGCAAACCTCGCCAGTCTCCGCCGGCGCCAGCACACGACCGGTATCTCTGCGGATGCGACGCGTGCACGGAGGCATACGCGTGAGCGCATACAACCGGCTCCGCCGGGCAGTCCTGGCATACGCGGACGCATTGAAGAAATACGCGCAATTCGGGTCCGCGTGGATGGAAGAAACACCCGAGCTTGACACGTTGTGGGCGGACGTTCTCGAGGCCGCCGAACCTGAATTCGAACCTGAGGAGAGTCACCAGTCATGAGCACGCTACGCGACGAGATTTATCAGAGGCAGATTGCCTCGCTCCGCTGGTATTACCAAGGACGGCTCGCGCCGTTAGCTGACGACGCGACACCCAATGCTTGGGTATGCTGTCGCTTCTGTGGCGCACTGTACGCGTTGCCGGCCGAGCTAGCTGAATCCCACCGTTGCCCGGTCCGAGCTGCACGTGAGACCGACTATGGTGATTGCCACTGGTGCGGCAAGACCGGCTGGCGTGGGCCACTGCTGTGCACCACGTGTCACGCGACACGTGGCCAGGTTTGCCCAACGTGCCAGGCACAGCTCAACGGTCCATGCGACGGTTGCGCAGACCGGGTTACCGGTTGGGAGCCGGTGTCGTGAGCCGGCGGCTGGGTCTGGTGTTCTACACGTGTGGGCACCAGGACCCGGTGCCGTCGGGCGATCGGCACGTGAACGGCCCGTGTCGGATGTGCGTCCGCCGCTCACGCGTGTGTGACTACGGGCATGATCACCCGTGGAGCGACTGGAGCTTCGACGATTGTCAGCGTGCAGCGGATGTGTCACGGAAAGCGAACCGGTCATGAGCACGCACGAGACACCGGACCACCGGCCGGACTTCTGGGAACCGAACCGACAACCGTCGACTCCGGACGCGGCACGCGAGGAGGACCTGGAGATTCTGCGCAAGGCGCGCCAGAAGCCGCCGAAGTGGAAGTCGCAGGATGAGCAATGGGCCGGGCGACGCGTCACGGCCCAGGAGGCGTGGTTCGGGCTGCTGCTGCTGCTGGTGATCCTGTTCGCCGTGCTGCTGTTCACCCCGGGAGCCGCGAAATGAACCGCCTGTGCGCCCGCTGCAAGCAGCCCTATCACGCCCACATGCATGAGTACCGCCGGCCGGAGTCATGGGTACGTCACTGGTGCCCGCGCACAAAGCCACCACAGTGGTGGGAACAGGGTGTGGCGTTCTACCTCGCCATTGTCGGGGGAATAGGTCTAATGCTGCTAGGCATGCTCATCATCATGCACTTGCCACACCCGTGGGCCGAAATCCTAGGCGGAGTCGGTGTGCTCGGCATATACCTCGCCGCAGCATCAAGACCCGGCGAATTCAAGGCGAACCGGCCATGAGTATGGACGAGCGTGTAACCCGGCTAGAAGACGCCTTTTTGCGTCTAGCCGGAACACTCGACCAGCACACGGCGATTCTGGGCGACCAGGCCGAGACCATGCGCGACATGTTGGCCATTCTGCGTCGCATCGAGTATCGGCTCGAGCACCCGGGCGCCAACGGGACACAACGCCCATGACGACGACAGATGATCGCCTCGCGCACGTTGAGCAATCCGTGCTCGAGCTGCGGACCGAACTTCAGAAATTTCGGCTCGAGGCCTCGCGCGATGCCGCCGACACCGCGCGGAGCCTGGAGCGCATCCTGGCCACACTTGACGCGCTTCAGCGCCGGCCGTCGTTCCGCTGGCCGTGGGAGTCCCGATGATCGCGGACGTCAGCACCGGCCAGGACCTGCGCAGTCCGGCCGGGCTGCGCGCGTGGCGGACGGCGCGGGGATTGTCGCAGGCCGAGCTCGGGCAATTGCTCGAGGTGCGGTATCAGACCGTGTACCGCTGGGAAGTTGGCGCGGTGCCGATCCCGCGGACCGTGGAGCTGGCACTGCGCTACCTGGAGGAGCACCCGTGAGCCGCCGG